GCCAGGGTGGCGCCGGTGTCCCGGGCGTCTGCTGCTGCTGCTGCGCTCATCGTGGCACCCGCGGGCGGAGCCAGTAGGCAACGGCGTGGCCACCCAGGAAGAAGCCCAGCAGGGCGGCAGCCAGATGCGTGAGGATGGGGTGGTGGTTCATGGTTCGTCCTTTCCAACAAAAACGCTCGGGGGTTGGCGGCCCCCGAGCCAGGGGTCAGGGTTTGGTGTGGCCGCTGGGCTTATCAGAGGGGCAGATCGTCTCCGCCTGCACCACCGTCACCGTCCTGCGGCTGCCTTTCCAGGGCCTCCTGCGCAGGTACGGCGCCGTCCTTCTTTAGGGCGTCCTTCAGGCCCCCGCCGCCCTTGCCACCGCGCTGCGTAGCGGGCTTGGCGGCGTCCTTGGTGTCCTCCGGCTGCCGGGCGTCCATGACCTCCCGCCAACTGGTCTCGCCGTCCCGCAGGGCCGCGTAGAGGCCCTTGAGGTCCGCGTATTCCTTCGGGTTCAGCACGTCCCCGGTGTGCCCCAGCCACTCCTTGAGCTGGGCGGCGGTGACGCCCTGGGTTGCGAAAGCGTCAAAGATGGCCCGCTTGGCGGCATCAGGGTCCTTCGCGGCTTCATCCTGGCGGACGCGCCGGCACAAGGCCATGCACTCGTCCACGATGTCCCCGGGGATCAGGCGCAGGCCCAGGGTGCGTAGCGCCTTGCTGATCAGGGCGTTCTGCTTGTTGAGGATGTCATCGTCCGTGGCCTCCAGGATGAACAGCTGGTCACCAAAGGAGTTCACGCGTGTCTTCAGCGGGGTCTCCCCCTTCTTCAGGCTCCGGCGCTCCACCGTCTTGGTGATGGTCACGTCCTGGCTGTAGGTGACGTTGGCCTCCAGGTCCGTCACGCTGACGCGCACGATGCGCTTCTCCGTGTCATCGAACACGGTCATGGTCTCTGGCAGGATGTTGGTCATGCAGCGGATGGCGGCCTCAGCGAAGCGGATGCTGGGCCCCTCTACGCCCTTGCCGATGGGCTTATTGTAGATGGCGGCGTCAGCGAAGCCGGGGCGGCGGCACTCCTTCAGGAGGGACTGGCGCACGGTGTCCACGTCCCGGGGCCGGTTGATGGCCACCAGGTAGCGGGCCTCCACCATGGCCTTGGCCTGGCTGGCCAGGGCAGCGGTGGCGGTCTCGGCGGGCGCCTGGGTGGCTAGGGCCTGCGGGCTGTAGGTTTTCAGTTCTGCGTTCATAGAGGGGCGGCCTCTTTCTGCCCTATCGGGCGGTGAACCGGAGCACACGGGCGCCGGGCTTGGTGGTGGTGAACTGTGGGATCAGATCGGGGCGGTTGCAAGCCTTTGCCAGCGCCTCCCAATCGGTCACCTCACTGTCCTTGTTGTTTTTCCAGGTGCAGAGTCCGGGGATGGCCATGGCCTCCCCCATGTAGGCGCGGATCCGGTTCTCCGCCTCCTTCTTCTGGGCCTCCAGGGACTTGATGGAGGCGTCCAGTTCGTTGCGGCGCTGGGCCAGTTCCATCACCTCCGGCGTGGCGGCCTTCACCAGGCCCGAGGCCCGGCTGTAGCGGCCGGCCAGGTAGCGGCTGGAGCTCTCGCTGCCGTCAGGGTCCGGGGGGACGTCCTGGACGATGTGGCGCTCCCACCACACGGCCACGCGCTCCCGGATGATGGCCTCGTTCTCCAGGTCCCGGTAGAGGCGGAAGGTGGCGAACTCCTGACCGCTGAACAGCACGGCCAGATCCGCGAAGGGTGCATCGGTGACCATCATCTGCACGGTCAGCTGGGTGGCGTAGTAGACCGGGATGATGTCCGTGCCGGACTCGCCCCAGTCGCCGGTCCTCATGCGGGTGTTCTTCGCGTCCACCGGCGCGCCGTCCTCGCGGATGGCGTCCAGGCTGGCGCCCAGCAGGGTGAAGCCGGGGACACGGCGCAGGGTGTAGGGGTCAGCGAAGGTGATGCCCACACCCTGGGTGTCCGCGTAGGCCTCCAGGATGGGGCGCTCCAGGCGCCGCCCCCAGCGCATGGCCTCGTTCTCCGTGGTCTCAGACAGCCCCTTCTTGTCCAGGTAGACCTGGATGGGGCTGCTGAAGCGGGACAGGCCGAGGATGGCGGCCACGTCCGTGCCAGTGATGGCCGTCTTGCGGTCCTCCAGCCAGAGTCTGCGGCGCTCCTCCTCCGTGAGGATGGGGCGGATGGGGGCGGTGGTCATGGCGGCGTGCACCATGTCCAGCCCGGCGCTGAGGGCTTGCACTTCGGGCGTCATCGGGCACCTCCCAGGATGGTCAGCAAGTAGCCGCGGGCCTTGGCAAGGTCCACCAGCTTCTCCGCATTGCGCCATCCAGGGCGCTGCCCGCGCTCCCACTTCTTTGGCAGGGTGCGGTCACAGCCCACAGCTGTGGCCACCTCGTTCTGCCCGAGCAGGCGGACCAGCTCCGGCAGGGTGATGGGTTTGGTTTTCTTCATGGCATCGGCCTCCAGGTGGGGATCGTCCCCACCTCCAGTTTGGGGAACATCGTTCCCGCCGCAAGTGGGAAAGTTGTTCCCAGTTGGGCCAGATCCGCCGGCGCCGCGTCACCACTCCATCCGGGCCCATGACATCCTCCCGGATCTGCAGCACCCACTTCTGGCGCAAATTACAGCCGCCTCTTGGTCTCCTGGTGAAAAGCAAAACGCCCGGGTTTCCCCGGGCGTCCCCACACTCGTCCCCACACTGGAGTCATGCAGTCCCCAGCATGGCGCCGCGGAGCTCGAGGCGCAAGGGGCAAGCGAAAGCCCCGGATGGCCGGGGCTTCGTTTCGCGGGACCGTCGAGGGGTTCATCCTCGCGTTGATCCCCCTGGGGTTCAGACCAGGCGGCCCGTGTTGGGTGCGGAGGCCGGACTTGAACCGGCGGCCTCTGGCGTATGAAACCAGCGTTCTACCGCTGAACTACTCCGCGGTCCCAGGATAGCGGCCCGCGGGGGTAACGCAAGGGTTAGAACCGGACCCCGATCATGGCCCGGGCGCTCCACTGGCCGGGCAGGTTGGTGAAGGTGTCGTGGGTCACTTCGGCGCCGGCACGGATGAAGGCCAGGTCGCGGTGGATGAAGGCTCCCATGCTTCGGCCGCCTCCGGAGGCCACGCCGTAGACTCCGCCGGCCGCCCACTTGGTCACCCGTGGCGCCGGGGCATCGGGCAGGGTGGGGATGTCCACACCGCCCACCACCTTGCCGTCCGGGCTCGAGGCGATCACGCGCCGGCTGTCGTCCGGCATCTTCACCAGGGCCAGGTCGATGCGGACGGGCGGGCAGGGGGGCCGGGGCTGGCGGTCTGCGGTGGTCGAGCGATCGGACCCCAGCGTGGCGTCATTTGCCGAAACATCGAACGCGGAGGGGGGCAAAGGCTCCGGGCCTGGGTTTGGATGGACGGTCACCTGGACGATGCGCTCCACCTTGGCCCCCTTGGGGATCTGCTGAGGGGCCTTGGCGTCCGCCTGGGGCTTTCGCTCCAGGACCAGGCTGCCGTCCGGCTGCTTCACTGGCGGGGCGTAGGTCTCCACCACTGGCGCCTTCGGGCTCCAGAGTTTCCAGCCGATCCCCAGCCCCGCGGCGATGCCTGAGGCCAGGACGACGGCCCAGGCGATCAGGCCTTTCGTTGCATCGCTCATGCTCCACCGTCCTTATCCGGCGCTCCCGCGCTCGTGGTCTGCGCTGCATTGGATCCCTTCTTGAAGAGGCCGCCGGTGATGGCGGTGAGGAAGGCGCTGAAGGCCAGCACCAGGTTGCCGTCCCGCGGGCCGGTGTAGAACCACCAGGTCAGCCAGCCGATGGCGGCCAGGAGGCCCACGGCATAGGCCGCCAGGTTCACCTCGAGGCTGGGGTCCAGGCTGTTGAAGGCCCGGCCCAGGCCTAGGCGCGGGCGTAGCGTTTCGATCAGGGCGCGGAGCTGGTCCATGATCACCACCTCACACTGATGGACACGGTGGCAGGCGCCCCGGTCCAGGCCACGTCCCCGGCGCGGAAGCGGCCGCCGTGCTTGCGGTCATAGAGTTCCTTGGCCACGCCCAGCCCCCAGGCCACGGCGATGCCGGTCTTGGGGTAGCCCTGACGGCGGCCAAACTCCGCCACCCCCAGGCCCACCAGCGCGTGCACGGTCTTGTGCTCCACGTAGGTGCGGCGGTCCGGGGTCATGGCCAGGGCGGGCAGGCAGAGGAGGAATGCAAGGACTCTACGCATGGGCGGCCTCCGCGGGCGGGGTCCAGATGGCGAACAGCGGGTAGTGCAGGCCGTGCGGCCCGTTGTCCTCCGTGAGCAGCTCATGGCGAGCCACGTAGGCATGGGCGGACACGGGGAGGCCCAGGTGGACGCAGCCGCGCTCGATGATCAACTGGTCCACCTCCTGCATGAAGGTGGGGTGCTGGCGCAGGGCGTCCCAGAACTCCTGGGGGGTGATGCCGGGAGGCACCACCATGTCCGCGGCGCTGCCCTCCAGGTGGGCGCTGGTCGT